CTGGAGACACCAGTAATATTCCTGATTTCTGTCCGAATGTCCGAGAGTTGCATGAATTATCCTTTAAAAAGGGGCGGGAATGAACCCGCCCCAGTTAACTAACTAATCAGATTACAGATTAGTACGAGCAGTGATGTACTGAATAACAGCGTAATCCTTGCTGTCAAACGTACTCATAGCAGAACCATATATCTGACCTGCTGCAACACCAAGCTGATTACCATAATCAAAGGTTTTTTCAACCCAGCTCATGTTATCAGACTTAGCATAACAAGCAGCACCAGCACCTAAAAAGAGATTTCTGGCTGCTGGTATTGCATCGCCAGCACCAAGATCATCAGCAGTAGTAATCCCTTCATGTTCATGCACGACAACACCGTCATATATGCCTAAAGCACCAGAGAAGATTGGATTATCTTCACCTCGTATTTGAGCATATTTTTGAGCGTTTAACCATTGAGTGTCATTCGCCAGATCATAAGCTGCTTCAGGGTGAAGGATAAGTATAAAATGGTCTTTCCCATTAACCCTGATAGGCTTCATCTTGTAACTTTTAGTAGTTCCAAGCATTGCCATCTTTTTTAGCTTAGATATGTCAGCAGCAGTTGCAAGATCAGCAGCCGCTAAATCGGCTTCTGGGTCAGTAGCAGCATACACAGATGCTGAAGCATCAGCTCTGAGATACGCACCTGCACCAGAAGTTTTTGTTAATGCACTAAAAAGCTGTGCATCGTGATCTTCAGCAAATACGCGCTTTAGTTGTGCAAGAGCTTCCTTACGGAAGTTGTAAAGCACCTTACTGTCATCGAACTTACCAGCATTGATCACACCGAAGCGTCTTTGTGCTGTGGTTACGGTGACTTCATTAGATGTAAGATTATCCTCATTACTTTCCAATGTACTGTCACCAGTTACTGCTGTTCCAGACAAACCTACCATACCAAAGGTCATATCTTTACCTTTGCCTTCTGGCATAGTTTTAGAACAGATCATTGATCCAAATGTATCCCCCATGAACTTCGAGAAATAAATCTCTTTTCCTACTTCATAAGCAAGTTGTTTCGCCCAACGGGAGACGTTTAAGCCTGAGTCCCAAGCCATAATTAACTCCTATTTAAGTTTAAGGAGAATCCTGCAAAGCCTTTAGACGGACATCTGGGGGTAACTTATTCCAGTCCTCCTGAGAAATAGCATCAAAATCAATAGCGGATTTATTCCCACCAGTGGCATTTGAAAGTGTAGTTGGCACTTCATCAGCCTGGGTGAGTTTTTCCGTTACCTGCTTAACACCTTCCGTCTTGGCTTTGGATTTCTCCTGTTCAAGTGTCATAAGCGTGTACGCATCTTCAATTAGTGCGACCCCACGCTCATCTCCGTATTTTGCAATAGCAGTCAAATCTTCATTGGACATATCAGGATGATTTTTAATAAAACTGTCAATCATACCCTGTTGAGCATCCTTCATCTTTCTCTCAGTGATCTCTCTTTCTTGGACTTTTCGCTCACTTGCGAATTTATCTTCTATTTGTTTAGAGATGTGTGGTAAGATGGTTTTCAGATCATAAGGGTCATATTCTGGCAGTTCTGGTTCTACTTCTTTCGGAGTAGTATTCAGCCTGACTTCATCAATAGACTTACGCAGTTCACCAAGTTCGTTGGTCTGCCGTCCATTAAGTTCCTGTAGATTCTTGTAAGACTTATCCGTATTAGACGCATATTCTACCAGTTCGTCAATAGAGTTAAACTCTTGTTCACCAACTTTATAGCTTTGTGTTTCTTCAACAGGTGTCTCTTCTGCTTGTTGCTCACTTACATCAGACTCAGGGGTAACTGTATCAGCAGTGCCGTCCAGTTCCTTAGCTTCGTCAATGTAACTTGTTTGTTCTTCCATTGTACCTTATCCTTTATTTAGGGGGTTAGCTATTCAACTCACGATTTGCCCGCTTGCCCATTATTTCGTAAGGGCTGCATTTGCTGCGCTTGCATTTGTGCGGATCGTTCCTCTTCAAATTTTTCAAGTATCTCTCTTCCAGCATCCATGTCGGATAGCTCTACATAAAGCGGGAAAAGACTTGCAAATCCATTCCTGACAAGTTCACCCACCTGCTGCGCCTTAGCAGCTTTCATTGTTGGTGAGTTTTCGCCCTTATCAAGAACAATATCAAATTCAAATTTTTCAAAGTTGGTTAAGAAACGCTGTATAGTTTCATTAATAACCATTGCTTCTTCTGGTGACTCAGCCTTTTCTGTCTCAGCACCAATAATTCTTTTAATCTTATCTGGCGTATAAAACTGCTGCATATTCTGGATCGCCTGTGTCAGTACCGCAGATTTTGTCATATCAAGGTTTTCCATCTGTTCCTGTAAGGTCATCATACCTTGTCTGATCCTTGTCTGAGCTGCAATACCACTCTCTTTAGTTGATGTAGCAACACCCATCATAGGATCAGTAGCACCACTAATCTCCTTCGCATCCATTTCTGCCTTAGTTTCCATTGCAGCAATACTGCTCACTAAAGATAAGTGTGAATTACTCCACTGCTGCATAAAATCAGATATTCTACCCTTAAATCCAGGGATGTTAACCCATCGTCCTGTGGTAGATGCTTCATTCATTTCTTCCTGAGAAACTTTGTTCCCAGCAAAAACTCCACCACCACGCGGAGAACGATTAATAATATCAAGCATCTGACTTCTACGCTTATCCTTTTCTCTCTGCGGATCTTTCATGTTTTCCACTAAGCCAAATGTTTCCACTGTATCACCCATATCTTCAAAGTGATAGAAATAAGGAACTAAGGGGAATTGATTGTGCATATAAGGGTTTGGCTTCTTCTCCTGCAAAATGTGCATACCTGCGGTAATAGTGAGACAGGTCTTTGGTGCTACCCTGCTGATAACACCGAAGTCAGTCTGGGGTTGACCTTCAATACCAGCTTCGATTGCTTTTAATTCCACAATCTGCCTTCCAGCAGCACTCTTAGATTTAAACCCGTTAGGCGATATGCGACCAGTAGCCTTATTAATAATATAATGCTCACGCTCATAATAGCGATTCCACATTTCCACAACGCGAACCTTCCTGTGAGACTCATCTAAGTGATGTGCGGGACTAATCTCTTCTGCATTATTATAGAAAGACCCAATCTCCTGATTAACGCCTTCAGGCATGGTAATTAATTCGTTGACAGATGTTAAATCCTTCGCTGTGTCTGGAAACATCTTCTTTAACTGGTTAAGGGTCAGATACTTACTTCTTGCTAAATAATTCCAATCCCGCGTATCCTGAGTCTTAGCTTCTGGATCAATATGCACATTCGCCCAAGATTCCCGCTTAATCTTTACTTCACCATCATAAAATTTCCCTGGCTCTACACATACATCTACCCAACCCCTGCCAGTAATAACACCATCCTTAAAAACACGACTAAATAAGTTTTGCAGTTTACGGTTACGATCTAAATGATATAATAATGCAGTAGAAAGCATAGCTTCATTCTCATCATCAGATTCTACTGGTCTTGCCTTCCAAGATGAACGCCCCTGTCTCTCTACACCAGTAACCAGATTCACTTTAGGTAGAATTATATTTAACTGTAAGGGCGGTCTGCCTTCTGCACGCAACTTCTGTAAATCCGAATCTTCCCACTGACCAGTCCCAAAACTACCTGTATAAAATCTCATAGACTCTTCCGCAGACTTAAACCAGTCGGAGTCATTCATTACCATTGCTTCAAATACTTCGTGAATCTCTTTTATATTCATGCACTCATCCAACTATTGCGTTTAGGTTTTAAAAGTCCCCATAGTCCGTAGTCATCACTCTTTTCAGTAGGATTATCACTATCTTCAACATAATGAACTAAATATCTTAAACAGTCCATTGCGTGATCGTTCTTTTTAACAGGTTCTTCAGGTAAATTTTTAGATTCAAAGCCGTGCTTGAGTTCTTTCCATTTATAATCAACGATTTCTTCTATTAAAGGTTTCATATTTAATTTGTTAAAAAACAACAACTTAGAGCGCATATTCTCATCCAATTTCAAATAAGTAGAAACTCTTTCAAACCCAGCACGCTTATCATTCCGCGCTTTTTCCCATTCAATGCCATATTCATACCACTCATCTGCAACACTATTTCCATCACGCTCTGTTCGCACAATAGAAGGATCAGCAAGGAAAGTATAATTCACATTTCGCTTTAATCTTCTCTCCACCTTTGGCACTAACATCTCTATCGTGTGTTCACTCACATAGATTAAATCATATATATAAATCGTACCTTCTTCATCCGCTGCTGCAAATAAAATGGAACTCGGATTTCTGTAACCATAGTCATATACCACATAATGATTCCACCAATCAGGAATCTCAAAAGGCTTCACCACATGAGTCTCTTCCTTGAACTCTGGATAAACCAACCCCGCGAAATCATCCCAACTACAGTAAACATAACGGTTAACCCATTGATCTGGCATAGATAATAGATGCTTTACATAATCTGCTGGTAAATGGGGATTATCCGAGTGTAACTGCACTTCTGCATCAGTTTCTGGCGGGTCAAATCCAGGTTGCCAGGTCATAGTCTCAATTAACCTGTAACCACCTCTCTCCTTATTCTGCTTTTCCTTATCCTTCTTCCACCTTTTCCATACCCAATCATGCCCAGCAGGGTTACAAGTATGAAA